ATGAAATTGCAAGTGTAACAAAAAGAGCAATTAAGTCTGATTTAAGCTCGCCTTTGTGCTTTTTATAATACATGCTATCACCTCCGTAAAACATTTATCCTCTTGAGATTATTATATCATGATTTAGTCTTCCCCGAATTAACAAAGTTGTTTTTCAAAGCAATTTCTCGCTAAGCGGCCAGTTTTACCAAAGCCTTGTCTGCTTCCAAACCATTATTACTCAAAACACCCATGGCACTTGCCGTTTCAGACAAACTGAATCCCGCCTGATGAGCTGTAGCCGATACATAAGACATCCCGATGCCCAGAGACTGGAACGATGTTGACGTAACGTCAGCAGAATAGGCCAAGGTGTTGACGGCCTTCTTGGTCTGCACCGTCATTTCCTTTGTAGAACTTAGTTGTTTACCGTTCTTGTCAACGGTCATTCCAAATCCTTCAAGAGTCTGCGACGCAACTTCGACGACATCGGAGAAATCATCCCCCGAAGCAATGGAACCTTGAAGTTCGGTGTTCATTGCACCAATTGCCTGTTTGCTTGTATAGCCGCGCTTGACAAGTTCCAGATAAGCGTCAGCGATATCTTTTTGAGACTTCCCATATTTCAGTGAGTATTTCTCTCCGTCAGACTGCATGATTGCAACCGCCCTGGTTGCTTCAACGACGCTTTCACCGCCCGTCACCAGGTTATTCTTGATGACATTGTACTGACTGCTGAGTTCGGACGCCTTCTCCGAACCTTCTTCAAGCTTGCTGATAACACTCGATGTTGCTGCAGTGACGGAGCTTACTGCAGCCAATGCTATCGGAGTGATTTTGGTGAATTTGTTCTTTACTTTTTCAAGTGAAAAGCTGGCATGCTCCGGCCACATTTTCGTGACCTTTATCTGATTCCTGATCTCAGCTTCATTCTGTCTGTAGCTGAGAGTGAGGTCCTCGACCTTTGCCTTCTGTGACTGGTATGCACTTGAAGTTTCACCGGAAACTCTTGCCGTTTCCTGAAGAAGCAGTTTTTCCTGTTTCAACTGAATTTCAAGCGATTTTCGAACGCTTTCCAACCCCTTCAGCTTTACCCTGGCAGCTTCATTTGTCCGTCCCTCGGTTTCAAGAGCATGAGCATATGAGGTGGTAATGTCCGTCACTCTCGACGTTGCGTTGCGGACTTCGTCAGTCCTCTTAGTCAGCATTTCAAGATTTCGTATTGCCTGAAGGTGAAGCTGATTCTCCTGAGAACTAATCTGGCGTGCCTTTTCCTGCTGGGCAGTCAAACTGTTAATTGCCCTTTTGGCAGCATTGATCTGGTTTTCGTACCTAAGCCACGCCTTCTGACCTTTATCGGTGTCAGTATTAAGCCCCGACTGTTCTTTTCTTAAACGTTCAATAAGCACATTCTGTGCCTTGATTGCATTCTCGGCATCCGTAACCTTATTGGCGTATGCTGCCATTACGCCCTCGCCTGCTCGAATCTCTTCAAAGTTGGTGCGCATTGCATTCTTCAGTGCATAAGCTTCCTGCTTGATTGTTTGTAACTTACGACCAACACCGCGGTCATCAAGGTCGATTGAAAATGTATAACCTTCGATTTTAGGCATTTAGCTTCCCCCTTTCATCAAAGATCTTGCAAACTCGCCGGCATCAACCACACGCTCTTCACGTGGTCGTGAAACCAGTGCCGTCTGCATGTCAGAATAAGAAGAATTATAGTAATCTTCCGGTAAAACACCGTTTTCAGTAAGCAGCTGCTTAGCCATGTAGTCAATATCATCGCTTAGCTGCCTTAACTGAAGATTCATTCTTCTTCTTGCTTTTTTGGGTCTTCAGTCACCTCATCACCGTCATCATTGAGCGACCCCATGTCAATGCCCAGAAACTGACGTGCCATCTCACGAAACACATCGTACTGGTCGGAGAACGAAGCCTCATCAAGTTTCTTCCGCTCCGTCTTGCTGAGCTCCAGCATGTCTTCCAGAATGTCCGGAACCTTATCGACAATGAAGTTCATCAAGGAGATTGGATTTTCATCCAACTCAAGTAAATTGTCATTCCATTCGGTAAAATTCCTGATAAACTTCTTCACGTTTGCGTTTGAGTCAATCAGTTTCCAGTTCTTTTCAGGGAAGCCGAGAACGGTGCCATCAATCTTTACTACCTTTGCCATTTATTAAACATCCTTTCTGTAATTCGTCTCACATTTCTCGTCTCTGTCCGATCAACTAGTTTGATTCTGAAACTTGCGGTGCCGAATGCTGAGTATCAGCTTTGATGAATGTCTGTGCAGAGCCGAAAACCTCGTCAAACATCTTTTTCATGCTGAAATCCTTTGCGCCTTCATAGTAAATCTTGTATGTCTTGTTGCCAAGCGCGGGAGAAGCAAGTGCAGTAAATGTCATCTGCTCAGTTTCTCTAGTCTGAGCCGTGTCAGTGTTGGACTGAACATTCTGCTGAGTTTCGTTGAAAACACCACGAGGAAAGGCGAAATAGATTGCCTTGTTTTCGATTTCGTCGTGAGACGCAACGATAAGAGCACTCTCTACGGTATCATCAGTATCGACATAACCGCCATTTACAAGCTTGCGACCAAGCAGTGCCTGCTTGACCGCAACGTTAATCTGGTTGTATGTCAGTGCTACGGACGGTGCAGACGGTGGATTACTTACATCCACAAGAGCGTCATTGCCGTAAACCTTTGTAACCGTGCCCGAAAGACCCGTGATGTTGGCGGTCGTTGCACCAAGGTTACCGTTCTTCTTCGATGTATCAATTTCGTAGACACCGGTTTCAGAAACTCCGCCCTTGTCCACGCCGACGATGACATTCCCGTCTTCGCCCTTGATTCCTACATAAGTTGTATATAAACCTACTACAGCCATTTTCAAACCTCCATTTTAATGTTGAACTTAAGTGTGTTGGTAATGTTCCTGCTATCCAGGCTCAAGACATGTCCAGCATCGGAGTAACAGTACACTCCGTTGTCTCTAAGTACCTTCTTCAAGCTCTGTTCCAGTGCGTTCATGTCTTTTTCATAATCTTTAGGATAGTAGAAATCAATCTGTATCCGTTTATTAGCATATAGAATATTGTCGTTGCCATAATCATCACCCATTCCCGGTTCTTCTGTAATCAGCACAATCACATCGGAACCTGCAGAATCGTCCACGTAGAACGTGCAGATATCATCTGACTTAAGACCTGGAATTGAATCAATGTTATCAGCAAGAATTCCATAAACATATGCGGCAGGTGTCATTTGCCACTCACCTTCCTTGCAAAGGCATCTTCCAGAGATTGCCTGATAGCTTCCTGTATTCTGTCCTTTGAGGCAACCTCGGCCGCCTCCCAGAAATGCTTGCCCGGAACGTGTTTGTGACTGTATCCGTTGCGATCAGTCGCTATCCAGCCGTCATTCTGGAAACGTGCAATATAGCCACGCTTTGACTCATCCGAGTAGCCGACGTCAACACGTCCACTCGGCTCTGTAATGACGAGCACCGCATCTTGAATATGGGGTGTCCCGTCATGGTATATCCTGTCAGAGCGAGGTGTCTTCGCCTTAAGTTCTGCGGCAAAGATGTCAGCACCGGCCTTATTGGCACGTTTTCTGTCCTCCAGTGTCAGCCCTTCGGCCAATCTGGTAAGCACTCCTTCAAATGACTCTTCGTGACCGATTGAGTTAACACCGTTTGAGTTACCCATTCTTATCCACCTTCTTCAGCGTAATCAAGTCAAATCCGACCGGCGGAATACCGTCATCTTCCTTGATGTTCACAATGTCATAAACTTCGCCGCTGATCTGTACCTTGAACTTGTCGCTCAAAATATGGTTGTGACGAACGAAGATGACCATCGCTATGCTTTGGTCAATGCCGTGGTATGCAATACTGTCGGCCATTGACAGGGAATACTCTCCATACCATACGGAGAAGTCGAGAACAAACCCCTGAATCGGACGTCCTGTGTTGGGATTTTTCCTGTCGGTTGCTCCCATATGCCCAAATGCGGCCTTACCCCTCATCCGGCTTGGATTGAGATTCTTCAAGTGCCGCCACCTCCCCGCGCATCTGTCCTATAAGCGAATTCATAGTTGCGTTGATTGTAGTAACCGAGCCTGTAAATGCTGTCATGCGATACATGTAGTACGTTGACGCAAGCGCAAGAACGGCCGTGTCAAACCGCCCGTTGTTATCGTAATAGCTTGCGTCATCGGCCCCAACAGCATTCATGATGAATGACGAAGCGGCATCAAGATAGCCGGTCAGCAATTCATCATCAACAGTATCATCAACTCGCAGCGAATCCTTCAATGTCTCTAAGCTAACCGCCATCTAAATCACTCCTTATTTAGAAGCTGTGGAAGTTGCTGCAAAATTAGCAGACTGATCGGCAATGCTCTTAAACGAGCCGGGAACAAACGCTTCGGCATCAGTTGAGGCGACATCAAAGCGGTCAATGACACGAATCTTGGTCGTATCCGTTTCGAACGCTCCACCACCGATATTAGTTGTCATAAGAGACATAGCCTGACGGTCAAAGAGTGTGACCGCCTGCTTGAGGTCACCGAAGTAGAGCGGGTGTGATCCAGTATTATCGGCAAGCCAACGGTCTGAAATCTCAATCACACGGTAGCCGTCAATTGTGTATTTGCCCGGTTCAGTGACGTCACGCTGCATAAAATAGTCACCCATTGCATTCTTGACCTTGCGCAGAGCGTTCATGCCGGAAGAGTTGGTCATGAAGACCGATGTTGCCTTGATGGCAGGGTCAACAGAGTTTTCAAGGTCAATGATGTCATCCCACTTGGCCAGTGTCGGCTTCTTCTCGAAAGCAGCAATCTTGGTGAGAATAGCCTGATTACGTGTTACGACAACCTTCTTGGCAATCCAGCCGGTCAGCCAGGCGAGAATGTTCTCTGCCGTGTCTGCAAGCAGCGTATTTGTGGCCGTAGTAATGCCGGCATAGCGCTTAATGACATACTTGACCGTTGTGAGCTTTGGATCGTCATTGTCGCCAATCTTCGCATCTTCCGTATCAATAGAGGCAAGCGGTGTAACGTCAGACCACTTTTCGTAGACACGGGAACCTGTAGCCGTACCGACATTCTCAACGTTGACGTAGTTCTGGAGTGCATCATACTGGCGGACCAGGGCGTGGATAGTCGTCTGCACGTCCTCCGGAATCGTCAATCCTGCAGCTGAACCGGACGTATCAACAGTGGAATCAACCTTATTGAACACCTTTGCGCCTGTAACCATATCCTTGAAATCTGATACGAACTTGTTCTTGAGTGTTTTCTCATCGGCAGTCAGCGGCTCCCTGTCCTCTGCCTTCATGTTTGCGACTTGTTCCGCTCGGGCGTCGGCATATGCCTCTTCTGCCGCGTCCCGGACTACAACAGCCTTTGACAACTCATCCTTGACGGCCTTGAGTTCGTCTGCAGAATGCGAATCTGCATCCTTCTTCAAGTCAAGAATGAGGTCGGCGCGCTTATCTTCGAGCTCCTGTACCTTTGCGCCGGCTTCATCGAAGGCCAGCTTCAATTCGTTAACGTTCATTACGTGCATTGCTTTACTTCCTTTCTACTAAAAAAGCAGGTCAATCTTGGCCTGCAATCTTTCCTTATTCAAACTATCCGCATCTCTATTTTCAACAGTTTTTTTCTGCTTTTCATAGGCTTCTGCGCTTGCCATGGCCTTCTTCCATCTGTCCACAACGGCTCGGCTGACCTGTGGATAACCGATAGAGTTAAGTACGGGCTCTCTTGGCCTGCCAAAGTCCATGACGTCATCAGCAAAACCGTAGTCGACCGCCTGGTTTGCAGTAAGCCACGTCTCCTTGGCCATCATGTTTGACAATTCCGACTTGTCGAGCCCTGTCTTGGCAACATATGCATTCATGATTGAATCATCAATTCCGTCAAGAAATTCTGACGTATGAGCCATATCATCAGCGTTGCCGTCAGCAATCGTCCACGCTTTGTGGATCATGATCTGCGCCGTAGGACTAATATGCACTACATCGCCGGCCATTGCGATGACTGACGCAGCTGACGCGGCAAGACCCTGAATGTTAACCGTAACCCTGCCCGAATGCTGTGACAGCAGCGTGTAAATCTCTGACGCGGCAAACACGTCACCACCGTTCGAATTGATGTTGACCTCAACTTCATCGGCACCGTCAAGCAGAGTAGAGACCTTTCCCGGATATACCGCATCCCATCCTATCCAGTCATAGAACTTACCTGTATCGTTATCAACAATATCCGCCTTGACTTCAATTACTGTCATTGTCTTCACCTCCCTTCGAGATTCCCGAGTATTCAGGCATGTCTTCCGGGAAGTAGCCGGATTTCTGCAGAATGTATCGTGCTTGGTTGCCGTCAATGGCGTTGGTCTTGACCATCTCGGAAATCTTTGTTGCATAGCCATCACCCAACGGATCAACAGCAGGGCGCAAATCAGCAGTGAACCGACAGTTCAGCTTGTTGTTCAACTCTCCGAGAATCGTCCCCATGTAGCGGTTAAGAGCGTTCGTGTACATTCCCTTGATTTGGTCAAGCGATGACTGCTGATCGCCCTGTCCGTTCAGATAACTGTCCGGTATCCCGTATACTTTGGCAATCTGATTAGCCGTCCAGTCAGTCTGATTGAGCAGTGCCGACACATCGGACTTGATTTCAAGCGGCTTGTAGTCTTCAAGGTCATCAAGCACCACGGGACCATAATTAGATGACTCCTGCTGTGCCATAAAACGCCTTGACCGAGCGGCTTTCTGTTGCTCATTAAGCAGACCGCCCTTCTTGATGGTCAGAATGCCCGGCGATACTACTGCCTGTTTAAGCGCAGTCAATGTCAGATTCGTGTTGGCCTTCTTGATTGCCATCTCCGAAGACAGTGACGCAAGCGGAGAAATTCCAGTCTTGCCGCCGTTTCTGCTGATAAGCCGGAAGTGTAGCATGTCAGACTGGGGAATCGAGTTGACAATTCCGATTCCCGGCTCGTCAAACGTGACGTTATAGACAAGCGAAGAGCCGTCATCCAGTTCGAAAACGTCAACCTGTGACGGTCTGAGATACTCCCACCTCAAGTCAACCCCGTTTCTGTTGCGCCATCGGTATACATAGGCTTCTCCGCCTAGTAGTAGCTGCAGGAAAACAGACTTCCAGAACAGATGGCCGTTTGTCATGGTTGACGGATTGTCAATCATACCCTGCATTCTAGATGCTGACGCACGTATTCTAGATGTTGCGAGGTCGCCTGAAATGAGGTTGACGATTGCGAAGACATCGGAATTATGCAGTGCTTCACGTGCTGAAACGTATACGCTCTCTGTTTTGCATCTCAAGAAATCCGTTACTGTATACTCATCTGAATCGGGAACGGACATCAGATTGAAAATCGGCATTGTTAATCACCCCCTTTGCCGGCAACAGCCTCACTCAAAAGTCCTAGAATAATGCATGCAAAACCTGTGGCAAAGATTCCCGCAGTTGCGTTCAGTCGAAAAAAGCCCCATACGAAAAAGACGATTGCCGCCACGTAGAAAATGACGTCAATCGCCTTCCAGATAAGCTTAAGAATGATGATTACCACCCCCTTAGATAGTGTCACTGTCCTCACTGTTGAACCAGTCGAGAACGTCCTGCTCCGTCATCAAGTCAACTTGATTGCTCTTGTCGTTTGCTATACCGAAATCTTCGAAGTGATACATCGCCTGGTACATTGCGTCTATGATTGCGTCAACAACGTCAATCTTGAGCGTTGCCTTCGCCTTGTCGACCTGTATTCCGACCTTGTCTTCGTACAACTGTGCATTTATCAGTGCTTTCTCCATGATTTTGTCATCAAAACGGGTCAATGATCCTTCAACAAACAGTTTCTGCAGAAACTTCGTCGGGTCCTTCAGTTCGCCTGTTCTCTGACGTACTGCCTGTAGTGGATAACTGGTGTTATACTCCAGACGTTTGATAAATTCATTGACACCCATCGCATCATAGCCGAAGAACACGACCTTCAACCGGTGCTCGGAAACAAAATCAACGAGCCAGTTAAAGACCTGCTCAGTGCTGATAAGCCCCTGTTCATGAGCCGTGATTGTACAGTAGCCCTTCTTAGCCAGTTCCCTGTAGGCGATACCGTCCTGTTTCTCCTTTGCTTCGATAGATCCTGCCCTTTGCCATGGTATGAACGAGTGCTGAATGACATGCCACTTTCGCCCTGTCTTGTCAGCGTAAGGAATGACGAAGGCCAAAGCGGTGTTGTCGGACGACATGGAGTAGTCAAATCCTAAGTACGCGTCCATTCCGTCATAGTCGAATTTGTCAATGACTGCACTTTCGATGTCACTGAGTTTTAAAAAACTGTTTGCTGCTTCTTGAAGCCACAGATTAAGGTTTTTGTTCTGAAAATCCGAGATGGTGCCGGACAGCATGTCACTGTCGCGTTTGTCTCTCAAGCCGGACAACAGCACATCATGTTGATCAGGAAGATACAGAAGCGGGTTAGACTTGACCCATGTTTCTTCCTTGAACGTCTCATCCAAATCATCCTGTGCCCAAATCAGGCCAAGATAACTGTCGGCTTCACGGTTCCAGTCCTGTTCCATTGCCTGCTGCAGCATTTTCTGATCATCATGAAACGGAACGGACGGGTCCGGATATGAAGTGGAAATCTGAATGAATTGCTTGTTCTTGATTTTGACTTGGCCTGAAATGATTTTTGAGACCTTTTCACGCGACTTTATTTCGCCAATTTCGTCAACGATAGCTGTAGTAAAGTGGTATGAGTCAAACTGTCCCGATTCAAACGATATTGCGCGCAGAACATTATTTGTCTTTTTCTGCACGGTCTGGTCTGACTGAGTGGACAGCTCAGTTTCTTCAGCCAGCGATTTAAATGGCTCTTTTGCGGTTATCTTCCTCAGCATGGATTTGATATAACCGTACAACTTATTTGTCTGCTTGAAGTTGATCGACGCCACCAGATAGTCCTGATTGAACAGCCCGATGCTCTCAATCAGGTATGAGTAACACATCAGAATCGCCATCAAATACGTCTTGCCCTGGCCACGTGCCACGGAAACAATTGCCCGCGTGAACCTCTTGCCCCCTTCCTTGTTACGCCATCCGAACAGCATTGAAAAGATGAATTCCTGCCAGTGCATCAACTTGGTCGGCTCTTCTGTATCAACATTAGGACAGATTGACGCAAACTTCAGCAGTTTAGACGCATGGCTTGGACTGTATTCATAAGGGAAATCAGCTTGTCCCTGACGCTGAAGGTCTCGCAGATGGCGGAATGCAGCAAGCTTAATCAGATATCCGGTTACAATCTTCCCGTCAAGAACGTCAAATGCGTACACTGTACCAGGGTCCGTATATTTTCTTCGCTCTTGATTAAAATCAAGTTTCTCATACATACCGATCACATCATGCGATTGCACAAGGTCTATTTTCTGCATTTCATCACCTCCTTACCTTAACTTATTTAAAGAAATCCTTCAGCTCATCTGTAGCCGATTTATCGGTTTTAGCAGCAATCGTCATTAATTCTTGTCTGGATTTAGGTGACAATCCAAGCTGAGCACCAATTGCGTTAAGCTGGTTGCTTGCATCCTTCATAGTCATGACAGCAGGATTCTTCCTAAATCCCGCAAACTCCTTGCCAATGATTTCCCCCATCTGATCTTGAAGAGTCTTGTACATAGGCGTTTGGATACCATTTTCTTTGACATCATGGTATGCAGCTCTGTATATATCGTACTGTGTACAGTACTGCTCAACCAAACTAGTATCAATTCTTTCAACACGTTCTGTCGCTTCGAGAAAAGGAACAATCTTACGCCAGCATTCCTTAGCTAATGTTCCCAAATAATTCGGCGGAGTTCTAGACACTTTGCCGTCATTCTGCAGATAATATGGCTTCGATGCCACGACTTTCACCTCTCTTTCTCCGGGATAGCCCCCCTTTTAAAAATTTCAAAAAATTCGCGCGACGTAAGACGTGGGCACTGTGTGTAGCTCTTCTCACGGCGCATGAGGGCGGGGGGGTTAACAATTTAAAACTAATTGAGTGTAATCCATACTCGCAATGATTAGGAATGCTCAGAAAGCCTCTCACGGCTTTTCAGCAACTCCCGTAATAACTTCAAATCCGTCACCTTGCCGACCTGCTTCAATTCATTCTGCGAACCAGTCCCGTAATAGTCCCGTTCCCATCTGCTCTTGGTCATATGACAGTTTCTGCAGCATGCTGTAAGGTTGTCTGCATCAGTCATCATGCTCTTGTCATACTCAATCGGCACGATATGATCAACGATTCCTGCATTGAATGCTCCACAGTATCCACATACATAATGATCTCGTTCAAGTACATAGTGTCTCAATGAACGCCATTGTCTTGTATGATAAAATTTATTCTGCTCTGCCTTGACATCATCCCTCACACGCGTTGTCCGGTTGTACTCCCGGTTATGTCTTTTGGCATGCATCTCATTTCTGACGCCCCACTGCTTCCTCCTGGCTAGATATTCTGCTTCATACTGACTATGCTCGTTACAGTAATGATCAGGATATGCTACCATCGCATGACAACCAGTATAACGACAACGTCTGTATCTACCCATCGTCAATCACACTTTCAAGATATACAAGCATTGTTTTGGAATCAACCTCATACCGCTGCTTTAATGATCTAAGCCCTTCTGCAACGAGTTCAAACACCTCATCGCCTGTCATTCCATCTGTGGCGCCGACAACAACTTTATTATCTTCGCGGTTGATTACCACACGTCTAAATACAGTGTCTTTCAAAATTTTCTTCCTTTCTCTGCTGCAAAAAAGGCCAGCCGTTAAGACTGACCTCTTGAATTCATTCATCCAGTTTCCTTAGTTGTTCTCTCATTCTGCTGTTGTCAACAACAAGCTCGTTAATCTTGATTGTTATGTCCAACAAATCCCTGTCAACGTATAAGTTGTGATTTACATCCCTGTTATATTTGATGAGCTTGTTCAATGCTTCCAGAGCTCTTGATTCAGTAGCTTCCAATCTAATCACCTCGTATGATTTCTTTCGCAAACCCAACCGTAATCACTTGGAATCATATGTTTCAAAATTCCGTCAACTTCAAAACAATAACTACAATACGGAACGTGTTCCCCTTCTACCCAGTACATTCTTCCATCATCACTGATATGGCCGCGTTCTCTGAGATTCAATTTTTCATTGAGTCTGTTTTCAAGTTCAATATTCTCAACAACAAGTTCGTTGATTACCTTGGCCATTTCGGTTGCCTTCGCAATGAGTTCAGCGTCCCTGGACTTTCTGACAAGCTCCGTAACATCTCTTACCAGTTGAGATATATCACTGTAATTTACCATCAAGCTTATCCTCTATCATCTGTTTAAGTTCAAGCAGGTCCTTTTCGTCAGCATAGTTTCTGACATACGACTTCGCCATAGATCTGTACTGATACTTTCTTGACTTCTCCTTGTTCTTTTCGTTCCACTTTTTGTTTGCTTTCTTTTTTGCATCTGACAATTCTGACATAACGGTCACTCCTGTTCCCGACTGCCGAACCTTCGATACTATCATCATACTACCTGAGATGTCTGCAAAGTGTATGATATTAGTCTCGCATTTGTCCAGTAATCGTCTAATTTTCAATCACGATTGTCTTAAACACCCATAGTATCACTGCTAACACAATCGCCACGACAGCTGATGTGTAGTATTTCTTTTCCTGATTATTCATGATAGCAAGTTCCTTATCCTTTTCTACGGCCTGATTCCCAACAGCTCAAGCAATTCGATGATAATTACAACAACCCAACAGACTATAGTTATTATCTGCAGCTTTTTCCTGGTTACCATGTTCCAATCCCTCCAATCTTATGATATACTACGGGAAAGAGAGGCTCGGCCATTTCCGGCCCTGCCCCTTCCTTTCCGGCTTACTCGCTAAGCCATTCCAGGATTTTGATGATCAATGTAACGATTGCAATGGAAACATTGATTATGTCTAAAGGTCTCACATTCGAGGCCTTTTTGTGTTTGGGAAGATATTTCCTAGAACGCTTCCGTCTCACTATCTCACCTCCTTACAATTATATAATACACCTTTTAAGGTGTATCGTCAATGATTTTCAAGCATTTTTTGTTAAAAATATAAAAAAACAAGGCTTGTCGCCTTGCTTCTTAATAACATTTTATAATCGTTCTATTTGTATACATGCAGATCAGGGCACCCTTTCTGCAGTTCCAAACAATCGGCGAATTCATTGTATGCCTTGTCTCGAAGCTTGTAGTACGTTGCGCGTTCACAGTACATTGTATCAATGACTTGCCAGTTCTGAAGACCTTGCACGTATAGTGCCTTGAGGATGTGGGATGACGTCTGGGAACAATGCGCAAGCGCTCGTGATACCCCATCGATGATTGCTCTGGCAGCAACGTACTTAACCATCTTCTCTTCGCTGTAATTGCCCCCGCCTCGATTAACCGGCATGTCGGAAATAACCGGTGATGCCAGGCTTGCCGGACTTGCATTCGCGATTCTGAGAATGCGCGGCAGCTTCTTGTCCAGGAACTCCTTCACATTCCTTGCGGTTGCTTTATAGTCGATGTTATCGATCTCCAACAGTAAATCTTCCACTACGCCACTCCCTTTGCTATAATGCTATAATGTATTAGTTGATTGTTTAGAGAGTGGCTCCCCTGTGGAGTCATTTTTGTTTTACACGCGGATTCTCAAAGCATTTTCTCGGATCTTGCTTTTTTACCATTCGTCACCACCAAGCCATTCATCCTTTTCTCGTTTAATTTCTTGCCAATCGTCTTGTTCTTGTTCGTCTTCCAATAATTGTTCAATCAATTCTTCTTTTTCTTCCACTTCTTTTCTCGAATCGTTCAAGTCCTCAAGCAATAACTGTAGTATCTTCAACGCTTCGGGATTCTTGATATACCTTATCGTTTTATCGTCTACAATGACGGGAATTCCTCTGTCATCACTGGTTTTTGTGCTTATTTTGATAACCATTATTCTGCCTCCTCAATTGGCTCGCCTGAACTCCCAGTCACCATGCGCGAAAGTTTTTCCGTTTTTCGTGTTTTGTGACAAAGCACAATGGTACAAGCCCAAAGCACGTTCAGCGGCTGACATGGTTTTGTACTCCCTTCGCTCGCCCGTCGAGCGATTGACGCATGACACTTTGACGTCAAACCTTCGGACGTCGGGATGCATTTGGTGATAAAGTTCTCTCAAGCCGTATTTTTTAGTTTTAGCTCGGACTGCGGTCATGCCCAAACCCGTTGCTGCCGCTATATCCACATAAGCATACCCGCCCTCTATCATCTTTTTGAGCGCAAATGGTCCGGGGTCCTTGCCTCTTGCACATTTCTTGTTGGTTTTTGCTCTTGATCGTTTTCGTTCTTCTAAAAGGATTTGCGCCGCTTTGTCTTCGGTATAATCTTCCAAATGGTCGAACGCTTGCATGCCGTAACACTTTTCGATCCAATTTACCGCCTCCACAAATCTCATTCGAGCTCACCCCACTTTACATTTAAGAATTTTCCAAACTTATCAGTTTTAGGGACTTCCAAAATATCAGAAAATGCCAAAAAATCGTCGCTATTGTTCATTACATAAAATGCCCGTTTGGCTTTCCTGCTTAAGGAATCGCATTGAATAACCGCCGCATTTATGCCTCTGATAGCTGCGTTGAATAGCAAGAACGGGATTGCCCTGTCTGACAACTCCTCAAGGTGATACCAATACGCTCGTGGACTGTACGTGAAAATGCTAGACGTTAGAACATCATTGACCACGGTTTCTTTTCTTTTGAGCACAAATGCCGGATCTTCTTTGATGTTATAGACCCAACGAGCGATCATCATTCCTCCAGTGCCTGCTGCCATCTCATAATAATCAGTCTGCCCTGGTTCAGTGGCAATCGAATTTGCCAGTTTAGCAACCACATTAGGCGTAAAATCCTGCTTCTTCGATTTCCTTTCAGCTTGCTCAGTTTCAAAATATTCATGAAACCAGTCGTACTCTAAATCGGTGTCGATTTTTAGAAAATTTCTAAACAATTTTTCACGCTCTTCTCTTTCGAGCAAAATCTCCATCAACCTGTCCGGCGCCTTAAATGCGTCGTCAATTCCCAACAAATTGTTTACCGTTTTGACATCAAATTTAACCATTATTCCACCTCACAAATTCGCAATCTTTTGCGCTATTTCCTTGTTATCTCGTGCTTTTTCTGTCTCCAGCCGATGGATATACACGGCTCTTGTGACAGAATCGTCCGCATGCCCCAAGCGTTCCGCTACCGCCATGCTGCTGATCCCTTGCGACACTAAATATGTCGCATGCTCATGCCTCAGGCTGTGCAGCGTAATTTCAGGAACTCCCGCTTTTCGGCAAGCTCGTTTAAGCTTGTTGTTAAGTGTTGAATTAAATTGGAAGCCTTTAATTTTATAAAAAATGCTTTCGTCCGTATCGGCGCCCTTCGCATTTTTCCACAGCATATACAGCACGGCGTCATCTACAACGATCGTTCTAACCGAGTACTTGTTTTTGGTTGGTACAAAAGACCTCGTTCCTTCCCGATGTTTTTTATAGTCAAGGGTTTTGTTGATAGTGACTGTCTTTTTGTCAAAGTCGACATCGTTAAGCGTGATGCCTAGTGCCTCAGCAAATCTCAGCCCAGTTTTCAACAATATCAGAAAAAAATTCGCTTCGGGCGTGTTTTCATGCTTAAGTTCTTGGATCAACTTTTTCATGTCTTCGATCTCAAGGAATTTTGGCTTTTTCTCCCCCGGTTTCTTCCCTAGGGGAATTTTCGCATCAAAAGTTACGTCGCGCTTTAAAATGCCGTCCACGTTATACGCTCGTTTAAGTGCCCATGCTAATTGACGATGGAAATCGGTAGTAGTTGATTTCTCATGAGTCTCTGAGTACTTATTCAAGATTTGCTGGTAATCATCTGCGGTCATTTTTGATAAAACCAAATCAGAAAAGTTTTCAATTAAAAATTGTCCGTTTGAGCGATACTTGTTATATGTTACCTCCCTAACTTGGCCCTTTTTATACGTCTTGATTTCCCTTAAATAGTAATCCGTAAGGAACATTCAATCACCCCCTCCTACTTATTATCTGAACCTCCCGGTTGTGATAATATGCTTCCTACGCCCTAGATTCCATTCCTTAATCCAGTACCTGACCCGACTGACGGTCATTCCTAATTCCGCACCTATGGCGGCATCGGTGGCTCCGTGATCAATCAAAGACTTCAGCTCAGCTTTCCTCTGCTCAACTAACTTGCGATAGGGATCTGATTTGATGAGATTGTACATGCCATGCGCAAGCCAGTATCTTTCTGATAACCCATACTTCCTGACAGTCTTGCTTGCCGCTTCGGGAGTGGAGCCGATTGCCTCTCCAATCTCGGCATAAGTCATTCCCTTATCAACCATTTTCTCGATTTTCTCGCGTGGCGGACGTGCACGGCGCAAATCTGCACCAGTTTTATTCGCATGTATATCGTCCTTTTTCTTCCTGACCTTCCGAACCATTTCAACAGCCTTGCCAAGATCCGGATCATTAATTGCACTCAAGTTGTCAAATGCACTCCAGCCATATCTTTCCACAATCATCGTAACCGCTTTTCCAAACTTCAATCCCATCGTCTCACCTCGCAAGCCAGTTGCATATCAGAAACATCAGCATGCACCAAACAAGAAACACCAACGACAACAAACACCCGTATTTATTCATGTCATTCATTGCCGTTCCTCCAGTTCGTCCAGGAATTCCTGCATGCGCTTGATGTTGGTGTTGATCCAGAGCCTTGTATCGGCGGTTATCTGACCCGAATTCTCGTATTCCTTCACTGCCTGTTCAACCCAGCTTTCCAGATGACCAAGGCAGCTGGCCTCACGTGCAACTGGATTGTCAAATCCGTATTTTGTCTTGTGATTTCTGCAATAATCCTTCAATGTCTTTTTCAAAATTACATCTCCTTTGTAATTTCCCGCCTTGAAACAGGCTCAAATTTCAATTTTTCGCATTTTTTCAAAACTCAACGGCCCGTGCTTCATCCCTCCCAAGGGGCGCGCGCCAATGCGTTAGCTTTGACGCGCGCCCTTCAGGCTAGCCCTACTTGCTATTTATCAGCAAATAGATTAAAATGAGAATCAAAATGATTTGTTCCAAGGTTGTCACCTCCTTTAGCATCGCAAAATCACAGCTTGCTGTGATAAGATGCGTTAAAAGGAGGTGGCAACCTTTTTTGGTTCTCAGCAAAAGGGGCTAGCCTGAAAAAGTTATTGGGGGATGCTTCTATTCATCTTCCGTTTCCTGTACACAATCAATCCGCTAACCACCACCTGTAAAACAGATACATGAGAACACCACATGTAAAGAATGCTGCAGAAACAATGCGTTCTAATTTATTCATATTTTTCATCGGAATCTTCCTCCTCAAGCAGATAGGCAGCTATGTTGTTAATGCTTGTGGTAGCCCAGTCTATTTGCGCAAAGGCATAGCAGAAATCTTTTGGTCGTGCCGCCACAGCCGTATGAATATCAGTGCGTTTTCCAAGGCCGTAAATCAAGTGCCAGATCTTGCACTCCGCTTCGATTATATATTTGTATTCGTCGTCGATATTAAAATCCGTCACCCCGAAATCGCTCAGTTCGATCATTCCATCCGGACAATTGTTCATACCGTCCATTCGCCGTGCATAGATGACAACACTGTCCCCACAAACATCGATGGATGATGTGGTTATACTGCACCACTCACCGTCCCCCAACGGCTCAATAGTCATGTTTTGGTTATACCCGCTCCCCTCTTTGATCAGAGCTTTCAGTTCGTTCGATAAATCATTCATCTTTAGTCACCTTCCTCTTTTGCTCTTTTAACTTTTGTCTGATTTTTTCATCATGTTCTTCGGCTTTTTTGTCCCATAAATATTCAAGCATTCCTAAATTGGTCATTACGTCTTGGCCAGATATTCTTGCTAGTCCTATTGCTGTTTTATAACTCCAACTTAAATGCTGATCTTTATCATCTTTATACTCTTTAAAAATACGTCTATAGTCTTTAGCAAATATCACCAGATTGTGTTTCAGTTGTCTGAGTAATTCTTCCTCATTCATTTTTCTATTCTCCTTTTAATTTAAAACTGCTCCTCTTCTTGGCCAATTGAAGCAATCTCCAGTGATTAGGGCAAAAATCGACCCCGTTATGTCTATGTGCGCAATCATCGCACAGATTTAAATCACACGTTTCGTATCGATTCTGCCTAGCAAATTCGTTATAGGAACAACCGCATTTAAAAGCTACATTCCAGTATCCCACGATGTAATCGCATAGCTTGGTAGCAATTTTGGTATGACAACAGTCACACAGTTTAGAGTTTTTAAAATCAATTTTAGTAATCATTGTTCAAATTCTCCTTCCATACATGCGTATATTTTCGCCTCTCAGAGCTTTTAGTACATTTGCGTCCATTTACCTTATTTACGCTACATTTCTTCTCTGCTTCTTCAGCAGTTTCAGCTTTGACCAACTTGTTTGTGATGACCTTGCCGATTTTAATGGTCACTAAGTAGTTTTTCATTGATCTTCTTCCCTCCTTCCAATGCGCCGGCGGAGGACTCGAACCTCCTCATCGTGAGATGGACCGTTTCCGGCACGCTTGAGCCTGATTATCCGTACGTTACAACTAATTTCTTAAAGGAGTTATGCCTAGCAACGGCTAGCCAACCAATTATCGACTCAAGAATAATCAGTCGGCTATGCACGCGGTACGCTTTGAGCGCTGACCATAATGTCCGCGTGCTATCTATGACCCGATTTGCGCTACACTTCAGGATTTTCAATTGTGAGTATCTAACCCCGTCAATGCTTGCGTTCTCAAATCATAAGACTAATATCTTTTTTCGCCCCGGAGCGTGTGGGGCGATGGACCCTGCAGGGCTCGAACCTGCGACCGGACGGTTATGAGCCGTCTGCTCTGCCAACTGAGCTAAGGGTCCGTTCCCATGGCAAATGCAGTGTTTGACTTGCCATGGTGTAATCATCTGATAATGTTCTGCCAGTCATAGTCGATGTTGACCATCGGCACTGGACTGACTTTTTTAGTAGTGCCTAGAATGGCGACATTGAAGTAGTTCTTACGCATGACAACGACCTCAACAGGAATTCCGTACTTTCTCGCAAACAGTGAAAACTTGAGCTTGGACTTCGGGTCTATGGCATACTCGGTATATCCGTTCTTGACGTCATATACATGCTTGATTGAGCCGTTCCTGTCGTACACCACGAAATCGCTCTTATATACCGTCTGACGAAGCTTGACTAATTCCAGGGGGAATGTCTCAAGCAACGTAAATCGTTCCTGTGTGGTAAACTGGTAGCCGCTCGGCTTAAGATAAAGCTGATAGAAGCTTGCTTCCTTCATCGAATCAAATTTAAGACCGTCGATGACAACCTTTTTTCCAAAGTGCGAGGCGGAATGAGGTACCTTCATTTTCTTTCTCCTCCATTTTGGTGATTTAAGGTATACATATAGCGGTTCACAGCCGACATAATCGTGAGACTTCTTCGCCATAGACTGTACACGTCGCTCATGCCGGCTTCTATATCAATTTCTTTCGAAAAGACATTCCTTTGAACGACAGCGTCAAGCTTGTGGCGCAAATCATCAATGTCATCATCGATGCAGGCAAGATCAGCAATCCATGGGCCGGCAAACTCATACCTCATGTCACTCAAATAGTTCTCATCCGGAACATCGATGCGTTCTCCCTTATCTGTAATGATTGCTGAAACATCGTGAAGGTCGGCAAGATCCTTCAACATGAGCACCGCTTCGGAATCGTCCTCAAGCGTGGTGCAGTGCTTCACTTTGTACATTGGGCTGTCTTTGTCCATTACTACACTGTCTCCAGACCACAGCGTCCACGGCGGCGCAACCGCTATAACTCCCGGCTTGCAGTCAAGAGATGCGTAATCAAATTTCATTTTCATTCTCCCTTTCCTTAATTCACTCATACCTTCATCTCCCTCTCGGCCCTCATGCGCTCAATCTCGGCTAGTGCCGCCTCCATGTCAAAGTTGGCATTCTGCTCTTCGGTCAGCCTGTCCAGCTCGGCATTGTGCTTCTCCAGACTGTTCTCAGCAGGAGCGCGCCGGCCATTCTGTCTTGCCTGTCTGATACGACCACGGTTTCCGTGTTCTGCCTCTAGTGCTTCCGCATCGTCAAGAGTGTGGGCTTTCCCTTCCCATTGCCTTAGAACCCCTAGAACGAACTTCCAATTTCTAGCGTTTTTCGCAAGCGCAATCTGCATAGCCTTGATGATGATTCCACCAGGCTCTTCAGACTGGCTGCTCCACTCGTCGTACGTCTGTCTCAGCTCTTCCGCCATGTAGCTGTTAAGCATGCCGAAGTTGGTCTTATAAAAGTCGACTACCTTAGCGAAGCCGCCGCAGTCGGTTGTCTGTTCTTTCGGTTGAGACTCTATGTTAACTAAACTAGTATCAACGACTGCGTCTTCGTTTAAGTTAGTATTGTTATTATTAGTATTGTTATAGTTAGTATTTGTTAGTGTCCGATTTTCCAACGTACGGTTTTCCAACGTTGGATTATCCAACGTTGGATAATCGGACATAGGTTCTTCTGACAAAATCCATTTGCTTTCTCTCAAAAAGCCTTTTCCGTCTCGCACACGATAACGCTTTAAATATCCAGCAGATTCAAGCTCTTTTAATCCAGCCTTCAAAGATGCCTTCCCATCAGTGGAATGCTTTAATACTTCAACTTCATAAAAATTCCAAGAATCAGATTGCGACCATAGGTACGCAAAGATTCCCTTAGCCTTCCAGCTCAATGCAGTATTATTCAGAACATCA